ATGGCGATGACGAGGTAGTTTGACTCCTCGTTCCACCACTGCATTGTCACTCCGTGTTGGTGCTTTAGTAGGACCTGTGGTTCTAACCGCATGCTTCCTTTCTGTGTAACCCCAACCTCCGCAGGCTGGGCAAATTTCGATCTCTGATTGACCTTTGACATATCCTCTGCCGTTGCATTCCTGGCATGTCATTCATCGTCGGTGTTCGTGTCGCCAAACTGGAATGGCGGCTTGCGTTTGCCTTTGCCTTTCCAGTGGCTTTCGATGTCGACCCCTCGTTTCGACCAGAAGTGCTTTGCACCTTGGTCGATGTCCTCTGCAAGTGCCTCGAGGGAATCCCTACGAGGGCTATGTGTTTCGTTGTTTTTCATAAAGTCACGTATTCAGGTTTGTCCTTCGCCACCGCGTAGCTTGAGTATTTGGGTGCGCTGGTCGTCACGAAGTCGTCCACCTCGTTGGAGCAATCGATCTTTGCTGCGTGGGTGCAATCCTTGTTGACGATGAAGACAAACTTGGGCTTTGGCCGCAGCTTGACCCAATCGATCACGAAGTAGAACGTCATGATCGGATACTTAAAATCATCTGCGTTGGTGAACTCCTCCTTGGTCAACTGACGCACTTCAACGCGGTAGTCGCGAGTGCCGTCGTCTTTGAGAACCCAGATGTCACCATCGTCTTCTTTGACGTCAGGGTCGCGCATCTGGAGGCCATTGACCTCGATCTTGTAGCCTTGGTTCTTGAGGTGGTTTGCCACCGCTTTGACGCTAGGAATGCTGTCGTTGAATCGGGAGGAAAACGCCTGCCAAGGTTCGCTTTTGGATACGATGAAACGATTGTTGATCATGATAGCGCTCCAAGTAATTCGCTGACTACGTAGTCGGGATTTTCCTCGAATGTGGACAAGGTCCATTGCTCGGCTTCAATCAAATCCACTGAGGTCTCGCTAGAATGCTGATCGTTGTCTTGGTCGCCGTCGTCATCCCTGACCATTTTGTAGACAACACCGCCTTGCTCCTGGATCCACTCTGCTTCAAACGGGTATCGAACATCATCAATGATGAATGCGTTGACACCGCGACTGGCAAACACCTCATGAATCTCAAGCCACCGCTGAATGAAGAACCTTTGCCCATATCTGTATTTGTAGAAATCGGCCAAGTTCTGAAGTGCTGGCCTTACCATGCACTTCTCCTCATCGTTCAGTGGACCTGTCACGGTCGTTACTTGGTTTTTGAGGTAGTCGGCAAAGCCAAGCCTGACAGGCTGGTAACCCTCCTTGGCAAGTTCTTGCCGCAGTATGTTTGCCGCTGATGATTTCCCGCTGCGCTTCTTACCCGCCAGCCCAACTATGATTCCTGATGTTTCTTTACCCATGCTCAAAATAACGGCTTGCTGACTTTCTTCTCAGGCATGCCAGCTGCCTCAAATCGTCCGTTCCAACGGGTCCACTTCAGACATGTCGATCCCTCAGCACCGTGACGGTTTTTCTTCACGAGCACGCTGATCAAAGCTTTGTCGTCTGGGTCATCGGCAAGGAAGGTTACGGTGTCAGCATCCTGCTCAAGCGATCCTGACTCACGTAGGTCGGCCAGTCGTGGCTCTGAGTTGGCTCCGCGTTCTTCAATCGATCGATTGAGCTGGCACAAGCACAAGAAAGGCACTCCGGTCTCCATGGCAGCTTTTTTGATTGCTCGACTGATTTCACTCACCTCCACAGTGCGGGAGTTGTGACGTCGGCTCGGTGGCACGAGTTGCAGGTAGTCAATGATGAACAGCTCAGTTTTCTTCTCCTTGGCAAACCTGCGAGCTTCGGACCGGATGTTGGCAATGTTCTTGTCGACCGAGTCTTCGATGTGGATAGGCAGGGTGCCCACCTCTGTGACTGACTTGAACAAGGCTTGGTTGTTTGGTGTCTGTCCCGTCTCGAGGTAGCTCTGTATATCGAGCCCTGAGTGGCAGCTGATCAGCCGGTTGCCAACTTGGTTGAACGGCATCTCATAGCTCCAGTAGACACAGTGTTTTCCCTGGGATGCCACATTGTGCATGATCTGAACCGCGAAAGCTGACTTACCTCTGCCGGGTCTTGCCGCGAGAATATTCATGCTGCCTGGCTTGAATCCTCTGATGATGCGATCTACTGGTGGTATCTCTGTCAGGACGCCATTGTCTGGCAGCCCTGTGCCGTAGGCCTCCTGAAGCAGATCCAGAAGGTCTGACCATGCTTTCTTCTGATCTTTGGCCGAGGTGGATTTTGTGGTGACGTCAAAGAACGCCTGCTCCATGTGATGCAGCAAGGCATGAATACCAACCTCAGGATCACTGCACAGGTTGATGGAACTGTGGAAGCGCTGGAATATCCTGCGTCTTACACATGCGTTGTTGAGAGCTTCCCAGTAGTAGGACAGGTTGGCTGAGGCTGGTGCATTCTCAATCAAGCCATCAACAAACATCATGAGACCATCGGCTTCCTTGCACACAGTCGTTGGCTCAATGACCATGTTCTCCTGGTTGAGACGATGCATGGCTTGCCACACCTGCTTGCATCTCAATTCATTGAAATGATCTTCGGTGGCACCCATGTCGAGTGCGTTTTCGAAAGCACCAGTTAGGCAACATCCTAAAAATGCTTTCTCTGCGGAGACGTCCATGGGCACCTCAACTGAGATGGCCATTGGCGAAGGTTTATCTGTGTTTGTGTTTCCCATCAAAATCTATGCGACGTTGCTGTCTTGCTCGGTGTCGCTATCCAGAGCGTTCTTTCGAAATGCCTCCCGCAGTTGATCCATCTGAATCATGTTCTCAGCTTCACGATCATGACGGGTCTTCTGCTTGCGTTTTTTGCGCAGTGGCTTTGATTTCATGTCCCTGCCCTGCTTCTGGCATTTCAGAGTGACTGACTTACCTTGTCCTCGTGTAATTTTCATAATCCAACCGGCATTGATCAGAGCGTTGAGCGCCTTGTAAAATGCGTTGGGCTGCATTCTCAGCGCTCTCATCATTGTCGTTTTGGTTTCAAAGCAATTACCTCTCATGGCCACGTAGCAGTAGATGGCAAATTGGTGGGCACTGAAGCCCTGCTGGAATAACCACTCGGGTATGAAAGGTGTCTTGTTCATCGCAGTATTTTCGTTTTGATCTTCTCGATAAGTTCCCTCCCCTCGGGTCCACAAACACCAAGACCAACTATGAATGACCTCAGTATTCCCCTGTCCTTCACTCCCCTACTCAGCTGGTCCTCGACGTAGTCCACGTAATATTGGTTCTCACGTGGGTCACGTTTGTAGTGGATGCCTTTCGGGGAGGCTGGTGGCAGTTCAATCGGCGGGTCGTAGAAAAACACTTCCTTCGCCGCGAACATTCGGGTTGCGTCCTGGAGGAGGCTCGGGAGCTTTCCCCAAGCCTGCCTCCGTAGGACTAGTTTCTTGCGTCTATCCACTATCGTGGTGCGGGTCGGTCAAATTCAGTCCAACCCCCAATCCGACTTATTCACAGGCCACCGTAGAGGCGTAATTCCCGTGGTGTCGTCGGTGTGTATGAAGGCCACGAATCCAGCGTCAGGCATGATTGGAGTGTCGTGTATGCCTCACTCAGCTCCCTACGAGCCCTGGCAATATCATCGGCGGTGAAGGTGTAGATACCTGCCTCATACGGAGGCTCCTTCTCTATCACCGCCCAATACCAGGTCTTGATCTCGAGACCAGCCTTGGCTGCAATGTCCCGATAGTTCGCTTCCTGCCATGCATACTTGAACTGGCGACTGGTCCTCATGAATTCCCACTCTGATGCTCCTCCATCTCGAGTGGTCTTGATGTCCACCACCACGCCATCCTTCTCCATATCAATCCGGCACTTGGCATCAATCCCTCTCCTGAAACCATTTGCGAAAACTGAAAGCTCATTCCTCGCACCTTTCATCGAGCTGATCTCTGGTAGCGCATTGAACGCGTCACTCATTGCCACCACCTTCTCCAGTTCCTTCTCCTTAATGATTTCAGCCCCGTTTGCCTTGGCCTTTGCCCACCACTCCTTGTTTGCTTTCTGACGGCGATCCGCATGCTCATCAGGGCAAACAACGACCTCCTTCTCGAATCGATTCGGCTCCAGCACATACATGTGGAATAACCTTCCGAATCGAAAACACTCAGTGTCGACGTTGGGGATGAGCCCCGTCCACTTAGCGTGGAAGTGTTTGGGTGACTTACCCATCTCCTTCAACAAGCTGGTGGACAGGGCACCGTCCTGACGATATTCAGGATCGGCCATCCCGTCGTAGACACCGGTTTGGTGATCAGAACGCAGGCGCATCAACTTCCTCTACGTCGTTGTTAACGCTGTCGTCCTCACCCACCTGTGCCTTGTATTCGTCACTGGCTTTGACTTCGTCCTTGGCCCAAGGTGGAAGTCGGTCCCAGTTTTTAGGATGCTGAGCTATCTCGTAGACGAAGCTCTCGCTCTCCTGATCAGGACATACAAGGTCCTCGTGCATCATGCTGATCCCTGTGATACGATCTTTCACATTTCCATCCGGTGTGGTCTTGTGGGTGATCGTAATCTGGCAGGGTTTCTCCAGCACATTTTCCAGATCCCATCCCAGTAGTTCTTTCTGCGTGAAGGATGCTCCCCTCCAAGCTTCGAGATCTTTCCTGAGATTACCTTTCTCGTTGAAGCTCCTGGTATAGGTGATGGTCTTCTGCAGAGCTTTTGGTCCTTCCTCCTCACGGAATGTTGCCTTGTGCTTGGGAAACTCGAACACCAACGATACGCGCTTTCGAAGTTTTGGTTTCCCCTGCCAATCGGACATTACCGTTCCGAGGTCCATTATCCCGATGCATCGGGCGATTTGAGCACCCTGGGGCAGCATTGGTTTTGCTGATCCAGCATACTCGTCCACACTCAATCTAATCATATCTACCTTTCGTTTTTCGTTCTAGTTGGCCGTGTCGGTACGCATTTCACGCGTAAGGCCTCACACGGCATGTTTATTTGGGGTTGGCGGTAACCTTATTCAGCCGCCTCCGAAGCGACAGATACAGCTCTGTCAGGCTCCTCTACCAGCGACTCACTAATGTGAGCCCTGAGTGCATCTAGGTCCGTGAATTGCAGGATGGTCAACAGGTCCTCGAGCTTCATGATCCCTACCCAAGGATTATTTGTTGCCCGCCATGCCACCACGGGAAATTGGTCTGATCTACAGTCACCTACCGCTTGCGCAAGCCAATCACGAATCTGTGCCCGGTTTGAGGCTTTGCACTCCCAATGTATCGGTAAGTCTTTGGCTTCAACGTCGGCTGAATCATGTCCAGGCTGTGCCTGGTAGAATCCTGTGCGTCGTGCTTGCCACCCATAACCGGTAATGAGTGCTGCTAGTTTTCGTTCGTAGGAAGCGCCTTTGGCTCTGCTGTTGATCTTTCCCATATAGTATTTATTTAGGCCGCTTGCTTGGTGGCGCGGCTGGCCACAAATTGTCTGAAGTGACTTTCGAGGATGTCCATCATGACAGAGTGATCGTCTATCGATGAGGTTCCGTGTTTACGATGCCAGCTCGCGATTTTGTTCCTACAATTCAAGACTGGATCGTGGAGAGATAACCCTGCACCCGTGATGAATTTGCGATGCCACTCGCCAACGCAATCCCGATGTGTAGCCAACTTGTTGTAGTAGAAAAACCCGTAAGTGAGGCCCAGCATGTATTTGTGGGCTTGCACACCCGCTTCTCTCGCCTCCAGGAACCTTGGATTGTTGGCAAACACTTCTACAGCCTCCTGAGAAGTCAGCTCGATACCGCTCAAATTAAGGATGAGCTCCACCATTTTCTCAGACATGTAGTGGTGTTTGTCGAACCCTGCGGTGCCATCCTCGTATTCGTCTACGGTCACTGGTTCGGGGTTTATTTCGGTTTGAACCATCTCAACCCCTGCGGGTTTTTGTGGCTTTGGCAGACCGTGCTGAAGCTTTCTCCAATATTGCTGCTGGACGTTCTCGATTTGTTTTTGCGCGTTGTCTTCAGTTGTGTTCATATTCTGATCTAGGTTGGGGTCGGTGGTGTTTTTCGCTGTATGTGTGTCTACTTTCATTTCGCTTTTGTTGAGTTTGTGTCGGTGAGAACGCAGCCAACCTTGGGCTGCCCGAATTAGTCTTCTATGTTTACCTATTTTCATGCTGCAAATTCTAAGTCCTGAGTTGATCCGCTGAACTCACATGTCGCTACAGAGTTCTCAATGCAATGACCAACGCGGTGACCACAGTAGTTGTAGAGATGGCTGGCATGGTGCATCTCGCTTTCAACCAGCCGATTCAGAAACTCCTGAGCGTTGGCATCTGCGATAGGCCATCGAGATTGAACCTGCTCTGCCATCCAGGAATTGAGATCGAGAACGCCTCGGTAGATTTCTTTAATGAAGGCAGTGCGAATGTGTTTTCGTTCCTTCACAATGAGATTCATCAAGGTGGACAAGTTGACCAGGTAGCGGTTGTTGAGACACATAACCCGATACTGGTTGGCTCCTGAGTCCATCAAATACTCCACCCTGGTGGCGATTGCGTTCAGGCGACGGAACTCCTTAAAAATACGACCCTCGGTGACGAAGTTTCTGGTGGAGCGTGCGTCCATGAGTGCTGCTACGATTGGATTGCTCATCGGGCACCTCCCTCTATGACTTGTATCCCCGTCTTGATGACTTTCACAAACCAACGCTGCACTTCCCCAATGTGCCTGTGATAATTGATTTCATTGTCCCATGATGTCTTCATGTGACGAAAGAAGGCGCTGACTGCTGTCCTATCGGCATCAATTAATGCGAAATCAACATCTTGGGTAGTATCTACTTGAACGTTCCAGGAATCGTCCCAATGACTGCATCTGTGCTCAAGGTATGCGGTAAACTCCGAGATCGCTCGCAGAGCGTCATCGCCACACGCCTCAACAACTTCGTTGGCCATTTGAGTGGCTTCAATGACATGCTGAAATAAGGACGCGCTGATGGTGATTGCATCTTCAGGTGTTGTATCTGTGTTCTCGGCAGCTGGGCTGCTCGCCAATGTGTTAGTAGCATCGTTGCTTTTCATAAATCGTGTCTTAGGCCTTCAGCTGTGGCAGTTGGCCCATGTTTTAAATCCTTGACCCAGTGGCGACGGTGTCGGGCATGATTGCCCGTCATGGTCAACTCTCGCGATACGAACAAAGTTGGGGTCACATTCTGGGTGGATAAGAAGTTGCTCGA